TTTACAGCCTTTGCACGGGTATAAAATTCGCCATGAACCTCCTTTTCATTCCCCTGAGAGTTTACCTTGATAACCACCCTGGAATTACTAACAGGATCATAGTGTCCTTTCACTTCTAACTGAGTAGAGCTCTCACCGTTTACCCATTCACCGTTAACAACCTTTCCACCTGACCCGGGAACGGTTACAACTGCTGTATGTGCATTTCGTTTTACCATCGATTACCAGCATTTCCTTTGACGATAATTCTTTTACCTAAACTAGCCACCTTCTCTGGTTCTCCATTTTCTATATACAAGCGTTTTGCTGTCTGTAGATAGAATGAGCGTGGATGAGTAATGGAAAGTTTATTTTCCGTAAAATCCGGTGAATTCACAAGCATTGCATACATATCAGCGACACATAACTCTACTTTCCTCATGTTATCAACAGTGCACTCCTCATTGAGATTAACACCTCGTCTTACACTGACAACTTTATCTAAATACCCTTCCATATCCTCTACGGAAGGGTATTCAAGTATTGTATCTCTGATAGTAGCCATTATTCTTCACTTTCGTCTGCTTCGTCAGATACTTCCTGGCCTAAGTACTTAGCAGGAACTTTATCAGTTCCCTCAGTATCTTCATTGGCTGGCCATGCGGTACCGTCAGTTTTCAACATAAAGATTGCATCAGGATCATTCACAACAGGTTCAGCATTAGCTTCTGCTTTGGTCCATTCTTTGAATGGCTCCTCAGTAGACCATTTGGTCAACAGAACGAAGTCTTTCTTAACCATAATCGCTTTCTTTCTAATGCTTTCAGAATCTTCAGCAGCAATAGGTCCGTGTTGAATATCACCAACATTCAAATCCTCAAGGAAACATACACGATGTTTTTCCCATGGGCAAATCGTTTTACGTGTGTGGTTTTTGTCCTCAATACGTAATTTAGGACTGATAGTAATAATCTGCACTGGGTACTCCTGCTCTGCAAGATACTCATTGATCACTTTCTTGGTGATAACCAATTTAGAGGTATTGTTCGTCCACCCTTTGATCTTATCTAATGTGGCTTTCTGCTTCTTCAATAAGGCAAAGTCAGATTTCAACATCACAACATACTGTATCGTCACTCCGGCAGCATCAGCAGCAGTAAGAACATCCTCAATATCTTGCAAGCCATCGGCCGTGGCAGTAGTTGCCCAATCAACAGCAGACACCTTTTTATTAGCCTTTGGCATGCCGATTCCAATAAACTCAGTTGTTACGATACCGTTGTTATTAGAAGCGGAAAGGTTGTACCCACCACGCGACATTTGTTGCATACATTTCCATTCGAAACGTGCACGTACAGAGTTGTAAACAAAATCTTGATCCTTGAATGCAAGGTTCAAAAGTTCCATCTGATTTGCATCTCCGGCAGCATCGTTTGATAAATCTTTGTATTCCTGGTACTCGCTCTCGTTCATTGAACGCTTAACGGCAGTCTTAGGAATATCACCTGACATCTTGCTAATTACCTCACGAGTTTTCTCAGGTGCAGAAGCATCAAATGAGATAACGTCTGCCATTACCGGAGCGCCCTTCTCCCCTACCAATGTTTCCCATTTCAAGCGGCTAACCCTCTTCACACCGTAGAAGTTAGGGAAAAACATAGGCTTAACATGACGAGTGTTTAAGCGTGCCGTCATGTTCTTTTTGTTCACTTGTTTGATTAATGATCTTTCCATATATAATTTGGATTATTGAGATTAAACGAAACGAATTAAAGGCATTAGCTTCTTCAAGTTAGCATCTACCACGAAAGGCATATTATCTTCTTGAATAGTTCCACGTACCATCAATCCGCATGATTGATTTGCCACCGTAAGATCAACTTTAGCCATTGTTATAACCAAGTCAGAGGTATCTACTGTCGGAACAGCAGAGCCGGCAGCAGCTTTAGCTTTTACAGCCACAAGGATAGCAGGCAAGGCTATTTCCCCAATTGCAGCTTCAATAGTAAGCAAGTCGTAGCCCACATTACTCTTATCAATAGCTGTAATTTTATCCGATGCTCCTGTAAACGAACCGCCTGCGGTCACAAAGTCTCCAATAGCAAAAAGATGATTCTTGGCTACTTTGATAACTTTACCCGTAGCCTCAACGGCTTCCGTTACTTTAGCAGTTTTCACCACATGATAGGCACCGTTTGAGTCTTTACCAACCACGCAAAAAGGTGGCAGTTCATCCAACGGCTGACCGTCGAATAGCGCTGTTCTCAAGTCGGAGCGAGCAATAGTCCCGCCACCGACAACATCCTCGAGCATCTTAATGATCGCGGGATGATACTGAAATTCTTTTTCTCTTTTTAAATACATAATGAAATAAAATTAAAGATGTTATTCTAATCCTAAGCTGGCGGTTCCACTCTCTGCTCCAGCTCCTTTATCCTCATTCATAAGAGTTTCCCACTCCTTCTCTGAACGATCTTTTGGAGTAGAAATATGCGGTTTATAGTTACCGCTTTCAACCTCTTCAGTAATTGAAGCCTGTTTGATCTCTGCATATTCATCCTGAAGTTCCTTAATCTGATCTTCAATTGACGTTTCAGAATTTACATCAAGGCGTTTAAACCATTTTTCGGGCAATTTGGCGTTATCAAACAGAGTTTTTGCAGAAGCCTGTTTAGTAGAGGTCGTAATATTACCTGTAAGCGTTGTCACACTCGTTGCAAGGTCTGCAATCTGCTTTTGCTGTGCTTTCATCATCTTGATAACAGAAGCAGGAAGGCCTGATAAATCATCATCATCGTTATCATCATCTTCATCATCTTCCTCTTCTTTCTTCTTTCCTTTTTTACCCTTTGGCTTCGTCTCAATAGGCTTGCCACCTTTAAGACCGTTCGCTTTCTCATACTCTGTGATCGCATCCTTTTTAGCCTTTTCTATTGCAGCCGTATCTTCGAGATCAGGAAGAATGTTATCCTTAAAAAGTTGGATATATGTTTCCAGTCCATCCTCCTTTTCGATATTGAAAAGTTTCTGCACTTTCTGAGCATACTTTTCGTTTACTCCGGCAGCCTTCAATCCTTTTTTAATTGCATCAATAAGTGTCATAACGATGTGAATTAGTTAGTACTTTTTCCTTTAAAATATAAAACAGGTAAAACTTTCACGCACAAAAAAAGCAGCCTGTTACAGCTGCTCTGATTTACCTTGTAAGGTCGGTTATCCATTCCCGCGCTTCATACAATAATTCTTCTCGACTAATTCCATCTCTAGGTTCGTAACCTGTCGCAAAAGCTGCGTTCAAAATATCTTCTTCATACTGCATAATCGTAATGTTTTGGTTATGCAATATTGGGTTGATAAGGTTAGTTATCCAAGAACATTAGACCTTATTTCAGGTTTCCTTCAAACCATTTTTTATTATCCTTATACGCATACGAATCACGCATGTATTCATTATCTCGCATGAACTCAATTGCGTTTGACGGTATATCACTGACAATCTTTCTTCTCGGCAATTTACCCGTAAGTAAGTAATTCGCAAACTCCTCCGGAGACATCATTTTTGGAGTAGCAATACAGATACAGAACGGGTGCCAACCGGTAAAAACAAACCCTTTCGGATATTCGCCTTCCAACGGATCACATATCTTGCACGGCTCCTTTGCGCTTGGAGAACGTCTTATATCTATTCCAAGTATGAAATCAAGTCCTTGCCATCTATCGGAATCAGATTTGCGATAGGCTATATTGGTCTCCGTTACAGCCAAGCGCAATGCGTTCATCTTAGATGAACGATACTGCCCTGGTCCCGGATGATAGTCTTTCATAGGCTGCGATGGTACCAACTCTCCTTTTTCATTTCTAATTCGATGGAATCTCTTATTAGGATATTCAAGTAATTGCCTGACATCCTGACTTATTAGTGCAGCCGGCCTACCGGCGGACAAGCCACTTTTAAGATAGAATTCAAGTTGTGTCTTCGTCTGATCGGCAATACCCCAGATTCTCTCATTTAGATTCATCCCATTGGTTGTGCGCTGCTGAAGCGAAGCTAAAGCCTCAACGTTACGGGCAAACATTCCTTTACGCAATGTTTCGGTAACGGCCATCCCTTGAATAAAAGCACTAATTAGCTCATCATTCTTCAGGTTTGAGGCGCTGAAAGATTCTTCCTGATTAGTATGTATGTTAGCCATCAACGAAGATTGTAAAGCAATAAGCTGGCGCTCAATTGCATTTTCAACAGCAGAATTGCGAACCCAGACACTGCTTTTGCCCGTATCCGTCCATTTTCTAAGCTCTGGAGATATAGATGCACAAAACTGGTTAAAGACCCTTGCTATATCGTTCTGCTGTTTCAATAAGCGCTGAACATGCTGACGTTCGTAAAATGATAATGATGGCATTATTCCTCCTCCTCAATATTATTAAACTTACCAAACTTTTCTTCCCAAGCAATTTGCAATTGTCTAAGCATTAGCCGCCCTCCTTTTCTGTATCTACCTAGAAATATGAGTTTTAGGTCATCAGGATTCTCATATACCATCATGATAGACCTTGTTTTAATTCTATCCATTGCTGCTTTTACTATTTCCTCATCTGTTAATTCTGATACAGAAAGGCTTCTTATATCCCGAATATTCCTCATAGATTACAAATAAAAATATCTTTTTATAATACCCCTCCCACATTTATATTACGCTCTGCCTCTTTTTCGGCTTTTACCTTATCCACCTCTTCCTTTGCATTCTGTGTGTAAGGAGAGCGAGCCGTAATTGTTTCCATGCTATTAATAGGTTGACCTCCATTGGCCAAGGACAGATTTTGAAGTTCTTCGGTTAGGTTCCTTGGAAGTATAGAACCGAATGTTATATCGAATGAATTCCCGGCAATGGCATCTGCATCTTTAATGTGCGATATATTGGCCATACCGGCTTGAATGATTGATACGCAACGCTGAACTACCGGACCAAACACTTCCATCTGCTCAGCAGCCTTTATCTTTGCATCAATAGTCATAAATTCACGTGCAACGCCCGAACTGTCACCTATTCCAATAAGGTTGTCGAAAGATAAATCAGGGCAAGATACCCCAGAGAATATCTCGTGGCGTTCGTTCAAGATTTCTTCCTTTTGGGAATCTATTGACTGTTGCCATGAAAGATAATCGGCGTCACCATGATAAGCCGTACCGGTATCAGGGTCAATCTCCATCGAAAAGTTCAGTTCTTTCCCAACTGTATCTTTTGAAGGGAGGTTGGCCAACCCGTAAGTTTTAAGCATCGGGTCGCCGAAATAATCATTGGTATCACTCATACGCGATAGTCTCATTTCATAATGATCCATTACAATAACGATATCTTCCCAATCTGGTTGATCTACCTCGGCATATACGACAGGAATCTTGCGGAATAGGTTCTTATCCTTAACAATCACCCATTCACCCGTTTCTTTGGATGCTGTATATATAAAATCTGCTGTATATATCTTCACGCACTCGAAAGAATGGCCGTTCTTTACAGAGGTATATTTGTGTATGAATCCATCCATGTCATCATCATCATCGAAGTGCGGATAGAACTCATAATCTATATTTTCGTCTTTAGGCAAATGTAGGATCTTAACCTTGAGTTCAGAAACCTTCTTAATACCATCACTTTTTACTACGGGATAGAACACAATAGCAGCCTTTGTCTCAGAAAGCACGATACGAGCAAATTTCATCAAGATGGACTTCATTTTCAACTTGCGTTCAAATACCTTTCTAAAATGCTCTAAACTACCATCATCAGTATTATCAGCAGTAATAGACATCTCTCCTCCGAAAAGGAAAGCAGCTGCCGTACGTACTATCTTCTTAGGGATATTGGTTACTATCTTGGCTACAGGGACAAGTTTATCCTCTAACTTTTTCGGCTTAGCTTCCCCTGTTTTTTCATCATATTCTATCTCTGTATCAGAATAGACGGCTACTTTTTTAGCCTCTCTAAATCCTACAGATGTTTTTCTACGTTTTCTATCACCGTTGTACTCATTCAAATACTCGCGGGGGTGCCTATCTTCAATTGTATCTACACATAAGTCGCTGACTATTCTTCCAAAGTCATCCTGCTCTAATATTTCTTTAATAGATGCCATGATTAGTTTCTATTAAAATATAAAAGCATATGATTGTATAC